TTTTTCAATGTTCTAATCCGACTAACCTTCGCTCCACCCAGATCATTCCCTATAGTTTCATCATTAACTAGAAGTAATAATGTTGTCATTACACCTCCAGTATTCCCAATTGTTAAAGTCGGTCTAGGGAGAGTACCCTTGGCTGAATAAGTAAAACCATTAGCTTCTATTGGTTGTCTTGTATAAGATTGAGATGCGAAAGTAATGTTGCCAGATACGTTGGCATTACAACCATTATGCCATCTATATGTATCTGTACTACCATGTAAATCGCTCTTTAGTTGTAACTCAAATAACTCGATAATCGTATTTGGAGCTAATGTTGAAACGTCTTCATATACGCTACTAATTGCAGTCCAGACAACAGTACCATCTGCGGTTGTTTCACCTATATTTCTTGCCCATACAGGCTCAGTCGCAGCACTAGTCCCAGCAGTTGTAACTTTAAAAAACAGACCATCTACAGGAATCAAAGAAGGTCTTCTTATATCACCGAGATTATATGCGGTGTTCTGTGACCAAGCTGCTACTGCCATTTATGGTTCAAAATACTGAACGAATGTTGCTTTAAGAGAAACTCTATTCTTGTAAATCAATGATTTAGTCCAAGCGAAACAACGCCACTTATAAGAAGTAGAAGAATCTAATGGTGTCCAACCAAAAGTCTCTCCATCATCAGCTCTAGCATTTAAAAAGGTTTCTATCGTATCTGCATCTGTTTCAGAAATTTCCCACCTTAAACTCCATGTCTTTGGATTTTGATTAAGACCAAAGCGTATAACTTGAGCGTAACCATCACCAAATTGAACCTGTCTCATGTTTGGTTGACTCGTCTTTGCTGCTCCATATGTTGGAGTAATTGCAGGGAAATTAGCCATAATTAATAAAGTGTACCTCCAGGTCTTTGCTGTCTAATAATTTCTGATTGAACAGCAGCACCAATAAGTTCTCCTAACTGTCTACTTCTATCATCATCACCTTCTGCTGACGAACCAGAAGCATCTACATTAACAACCATTGAACCTCCCATTGCATGATTTGGAACGATATTACCGCTTGACTTAGGAACAAAAAGCTCTGGCCCTTTCTCTCCAACAATGTAAGGAGTACCACCTGATACTGGGCCACCATCAGCCTTGAAGAAATCTCCAACACCAGGGATCATTGTAAGTAACTTATTAACACCAAGCTTCAACATCTTGTTTGCTATTTGACTTAGGACACTAGAAGCTACATCACCTAAAGTCTTCGTCCCTTTAATTGCACCTTCAATTGCACTGACTAAACCATCTTCTATTGTTTGACCTATTTCACGATAAATATCATTCAATTTCTGTTTAGCAGTATATTCTTCCGTTGCAACAGCAACCGCTTTTACTGCTGCTCTAACTTCAGCCTCTTTTAATTTAGGATTTTTTTCCATAATCTCGCTAATTTTCTGCTGGATAGCAGCGTCTTTATCTCCCAATAATGTCTTCTGCTCAATAAGTGCTTTTTCTTTTTCTAAATTAGCTATTACATCATCACCCTGACCAAATAACTTGCCCCCAAACAACCCTCTTTGTCTTTTTTTCTCTGCTGCATCTATTCGATCATCTTGCGTTTTCAACTCAGACTCAGCTAGCTGCCTGTCTTTCCATGAACCTTTGATTGTTCTTCTTTCAATTCCAGACCTCTGAGCGAATAGGATGGCAAGTTCTTTGTTGCCTTCATTAGCTGCTCGACTAGCAGACTTAAATCTTGCTGCTCTTGATACTGAGTCAGTTAAACGACCCAATATCCCAGTGGCATTAATCCATTGAGCAAGACTTGCCATAACCAATGTTGAGAATTTCTTCCATTCATTTGCAAATTCTTGCGTATCATCCCCAAAATCTTTGAAGCCAGTAACACCTTGCTTTCCTATTAATCCAGTTAGTTTTTTAGATGCCTCTGCCATTGCTGCTGCTTCTCCTTTTATCTTTTTCAACATTTCAAGGTGCTTGCCATAAGCAGTGTTTGTCTCACCTAGTGAACCTATAACAGCATCTAAATCTGGATTGATATCATTAAATGCTTTACCAAGCGTCGCTATTTTACCTACAAAAGCATCTACCTGCTGACCTAAAGCACTAAAGAGTATCTGCATCCCAAAGCCTTTAGAACCCAAGGCAGACTGACCAATTGCACCAGTAAGGCCACCAGCTACAGCCCCAGGGCCACCCCCAAATAACATTGGGAAACCTGCTCCAAGCATTACATTCTCACCAAATCTTCCCCATGCAGCACCTCTAGCTGCTCTTCGTTGTTTCGCAAGTTGATTCCTTTCTTTAATTCTCTGAACTTCTCTACGATGATTACTTTCTTCTAGTTTCCATCTATTCTGAATTTCCTTATATCTATCTAATGCTGATTCTTTAATCTTCTTATCTGCATCTGCTCTTAATTTATTTCCTCGTTTAATACTTTCTTCTCTTTCCTTCGCTTCAGTTTTAGCAATCTCTGTAGGACTAATCTGCTTATATAACTCTTTTCTCTTTGCTATCTCTTTATTTATTCGTTCTTCTAATTGAACAACTTTTACAAGTTGACTTCTAAATTTATCGCTAGTTGAATGTAATTTAGATAATTCTTGTCTTGCATTAGCTAAGTTATCCTCCAATCTTTTCATTAAAGGAGTTCTATCTTTGAATTTAGATTCTCCGCCATATATTCCCTGTAACTCACCTTTCATCCTGTCACCCATCATTAAACCAATGGGGCCAAACATAGTTTCAAGGAATCCACCCTTATTTTGTGCTGGGCCTATACTTCCACCTTTCTTCCCGAAACCTGGCTTGTTTTTAGACAACCAACTAGACATTTGCTTATCTAAATTCCTTCTTGCGGCATTTACTTTGTTAAGGCTTAGAACAGCTTGTTTCTCAAAATCAACAAAACCTTTAATAGCACCAGCAGTCCAACTTGCAGCGTTTAACCCTGTACTTAAAACACCATAAGCAACATTGACGGCTGTTATCGCTTCACTAGCTCTAGCTGACCATAAGGCGATCTTGTTTATATTTTCAATCCAAGCCTTATTTAAGAACCCTAATTTACCTGTTAATACTTCGATACTACGACTCAGAGTTATAACACCAAGGCCTTGCCCTGTCCCTCCAAATTTCCCCCCAAGTAAACCTCCAAATAAATTCCCTGCACCCTTAATTGTTGAAACAATGCCCTGCCATGCTTTCTGCATAGCCCAAAGATCTGCTGTTACAAAAGCTTGAACTACCTTTGTCTTTGCCAACTCAAGATTATATCCAATCATTGCCTTCCTGACTTGAATACTTGCTTGAAGATGCTTACCTGTTAACGCAACTAAACTTTCTTGAATTTTTTTATTGTTTTGTAAAAGAGTTCTTCGTGACTCAAGAGAACGCAAAGATTGTTGATGAAGAGGTGAACTTTGACCTTTGAAAGTTGCCTTCTCAACTGCTGCGGCTGCTTTATCCCCATCGAAAGATTGACCCCGCAATTTATCAAACCGATTCCCCATGTGAGAACCTTTAGGAGCAAAACTTAGAAGTCCTCCTTCCATTCCAAACTTTTTAATCCTCCCGTAAGCTGTTCCAATATCATGCGTAAGCTGTCTAAAACCTTTGCCTAGGTTGTAAACAAAAGGAGTAGAAACTCTAACTGCTTCTAAGCCAGCAACTAATCCAAGAATAGATTGAATAGCAACATTATTAGCTTGAGTAAAGGCAGAAACACCCCCAACCAATTTCCTGATATCTTTATCGGCTTTAAGAACTGCTGCCGAGAGGCCACCAATTAACGCTACTTTTTTTATTAATGAAGCATTATTTCCACTAAATAGTCTTTCAAGTTGCGACCATGCTTTGCCCTTCGCATTAACACCTCTATTGACTTTCTCTACAGCCTTAGCAACCTTGTTAATAGATTTCTCGGCATTTCCTGCTTCCTTTGCAACTAATCCAAAACCTTTTGTCGCAATATGCTCTAATTTCTTATCTACACTTTTTAAAGTCTTATCAATACTCGTTAATGTCTTGCTGAGTTTATTTACAGCACGAGTCAGCTCGGTATCCTTAACCTTAAATTCAATTAAGCGGGTATAACTAGCCAAACCCTCTTGAGAACAAAAACTATCCCTAGCTTACCTTGTTTGTGTTCGACTAGCAGCACCTCTTTGTCTTGCTTCTCTATCTCTTTCCATTTCTTCATTTTGAAGAGAGAAAAATGCAGCCCAATTTATCAACTCTTCTCGTGTAAGAGTCTGATTTAATTCTGCTACTGTCTTGCCTAACTCTTTTGCTAAAGAATAAACAAAACGTACTTCTCCTCTAGCTTTTCAAGTCTGCTTTAGCTTCCTCTACCTCCTTATCCGTTCCAGATTCAAGCATTGCCAACTGGATTTCTTGTAATACAGCCGCTTCAACTTCTCTTCTAAGAGCTGCTTTCTCTCCATCGCTAAAGAGCCTCTTGCCTTCAG